AAGCTGATCGAGAACTTCTATGATTCTACGGTTCTCGCGGCTATTTCCAACACTGATTACGAAGGTGAAATTCGTAATCAGGGTGATACGGTTAACATCCGTACCACGCCGAACATCACCATCCGCCCGTATGTGAAGGGCCAGAACCTTGTTGTGGAAAATCCCGACAAGCCGAAGCTGCAACTCGTAATCGACAAGGGTGAGTATTTCGCCTGTGTTGAGGACGATATTGATCGTGTGCAGTCTGATGTGAAGCTCATGGATATGTGGTCCAAGGATGCTTCAGAGCAGATGAAGATCAGGGTTGACCAGCGTGTTCTCACGGATATGCTGCCTGATATTAACGCGCTCAACAAGGGGACTACCGCAGGCGCCCAGTCGGCGGCTTTCAACCTTGGTAGCACCGCTGCTCCGGTTACTGTGACGAAGGATGGCGCCGGCGGCACGGCTTCCGTTGTTGACTTCATTGTTGACATCGGCACTGTGCTTGACGAAGCCAATGTGCCTGAGTCTGGGCGTTTCTTGGTCATCCCGGCTCGCATGGCTGGTTTGATTAAGAAGTCCGAACTGAAGGACGCGTCCCTCTCCGGTGAGGGTACCTCCATCGTGCGGAACGGGCGTCTCGGTATGGTCGACCGTTTCACGCTCTACCTCAGCCACAACCTCAAGGTTGACTCTGGCGGGAAGTTCAATTTGATCGCTGGTACAAAGATGGGTCTTACCTTCGCGTCCCAGATGACCAATATGGAAACTCTCCGCGCGCAGTCCACCTTCGGTGATATCGTTCGCGGCTTGCAGGTTTATGGGTACAAGGTTGTGAAACCTGAAGCCCTGGCCCACGCTGTCGTGACCTTCGCGTAAGGAGACATAGACATGGCTGCTTATACTGATACCCTTGGGTTCTATAAGAACTCTGTTGGGTTTACTTCTAACTACACCCATCGCGTCAGCGTGGTTGAGATCGACCTGGACTTTGCGCGGATTGCGGCGGCTCGGTCGGCTGCTGGGGCTGCTGCCTTGGCTGCTACCGACACTCTGGTTATCGCTGTGCTCCCCAAGGGCGCATTGATCCTCGGCGGCGGTGCTACGGTGGTGCGCGCTGAGGGTGCTGCGGGGACCTCGGCATCACCGGTTCCCTGACGTTGTTTAACAGCAACTTCAGCGTTAACGGCGCCGTAGGAGACACGGCTGGTAGCACGACCCCATCGTATCTGACCGCAGATACCAACGTGGTGATGACCATTGATACTGCCAGCATTGACGCTGCGCGGGTTAAGGTCTCCATTGCGATGATCAACCTCGGCGCTGACTTGGGGGTGATCCCTAGCGCCTAATGGTAGGGGCTTCGGCCCCTACTTTTGAAAGGAGACCGGTCATGGGTGTTTATCGCGGTATCGCACAGGATGGTGTCGTTATCACAAGCGGTCGGGCTAAGTTGGAGTTTCTGGCGCGCAATGCGCCAGCGACAAAGACTGCCAGCTTTACCGTAGCTGATACTGAGACACATATCGTGTGCAACGGTGCGGCTTCGATCACGGTGACTCTCCCCAGCGCTTCGCTTTGGCCAGGGCGGGAGATCGTGATCAAGACTATTGCAGCGTTCACGGTTGTGTCTGCTGCAACTAACGTGCTTCCGGCCAACTCGGCCACTGCGGGTACCGCCATCTTGGCGGGTACTGCGGGCGCTTGGGCATATCTCGTGTCCAACGGCACTAACTGGGTTATCATGGCGTCGTGATTGTGGGGGCTTCGGCCCCCACTTTCAACATTTGAGGTGGTTGTATGCCCGCTAATCTAACCGGTAGTCAGATAAAGGACACCTACAGCCAACTCCTCCATATTGATGGGGGTCCTGCGGCTACTGAGAAGGTCGTGCACAGCGGCACGGGTGTTGCTTCGGCGCTCAAGGTGGGCACCGGCTCTGCGTCGGTTGATAATTTACGTCTGGACGGCAACACGATCTCCTCCCTGGACGCCAACGGCAATATCAACATAACGCCAAATGGGACAGGTTCCGTTGTTATCCCAACAGCTTCATTTACGACATTGCTTGCGACCACTTTTAGCACTGTTAACGCAGCGGCACACGTCGATATTGCAGGTTCCACAGTAACCGCCGACGGCACCGACGCTAATATAGATATCACGCTGACCCCCAAGGGGACCGGTAAGGTTGTTGCTGATGGTGTTAGTATAGATGGTGGGGTTATTGCCACCACCACGACCAATGCAAATATTGTGCTCTCCCCCAATGGCACTGGCGAGATTATTGCCACGCGCCCCTTTGGGTACGGCGGTTCCGGCACTGGGGGTACGGTTACACAGGCAACAAACCGCACTACGGGTGTGACCCTTAACAGGTTGAGCGGGCAGATCACGTTGTTTGCGGCTACTGCTATCTCTGGGCATGGCTCTAATGAGTTCACGCTGACCAACAGTTTCATTGACCCAACTGATGTGGTGTATGTCTGCTTCGCTTCGGGGTTGACCGGTGCGAGCTATGATGCGACCGTTACTGCGGTGGGCACCGGATCGTGTAAGATCGCGGTCTCCAACCATAGCAATTCTGCTACCCCGGCGGATACTCCTGTGCTCAACTTCGTTGTGATCAAAGGAGTGAACGCCTGATGGCTAAGACCCCTGCATGGCAGCGTAAGGAAGGGAAGGACCCGGAGGGCGGTCTGAACGCCAAGGGGCGCGCTTCTTATAACCGCGCAAACCCAGGCAAGCCTGGATTGAAGCCGCCGGCCCCTAATCCTAAGACCGAGAAGGATGCTGCTAGGCGTAAATCGTTTTGCGCCAGGATGTCAGGAATGCCCGGCCCTATGAAGGACGAGAAGGGGAGGCCGACCCGTAAGGCGTTGTCTCTCAAGGCATGGGATTGTTGAGATGGCCGAGTCGATCCCTAAGAACCCCGCCCTGTGGTCTCGCGTGAAGGCTGCGGCCAAATCAAAGTTTGATGTGTATCCTAGTGCTTACGCCAATGCGTGGGCTGCTAAGGAGTACAAGAAGCGCGGCGGTACGTGGGGGGGCTCAGATAATCGGGTCAAGAAGCGTGGCTAAGGGTGGCCTTGGTAAGTGGTTTGGTGAGAAGTGGGTTGATGTAAAGACCGGCGATACCTGTGGTCGCAGTGGTTCTGAGAAAGGCTCCCGCGCGTATCCTGCTTGCCGCCCAAAGGCGGCTGCTGCTAAGATGTCTTCCACTGAGAAGGCCACTATATCAAGCCGCAAGACTGGGCCTGCACGACAATCATGGCCTATATCTCCTACAGGTAAACGGAAAGGACCCGGAAAATGACTGTTCGTTATCTAAAAAGTCGCAGGGATGGGACCATCTTTGAACGCGATGACATTCTTGCTGCTCGCAGTGATCTGTATGAAGTATTTGAGGAAGATGTGTTTCCTGAGCGTTTCGTGCCTGTAGCGGCGGTCGAGGCTGTTGAGGCGCGGCGCGGGCGCCCGCGTAAGGGGAAGCTCGACCTCACTACAGATGATATCCCTGAGCCGCCTGAGCCGGAGAATGTTGAGCTTAACGCTGATGCGTCAAGGGACCTGCCCGCGTGACACCGGCTGATGTAATCTTGGAGGCGCGTAAGCTCCTCCAGGACACGCAACCACCATACCGCTATTCCGATACCGATCTGGTTGGGTATGTGAACCAGACGTTGAAGCGCATCGCTGTCTTTCGCCCTACGCTTTTCTCAAATATAACGAGTGTGTTGCTCACAGGTAATACGGTCATTCAGGACCTACCAGCAGACGCGCATCGACTTATCCAGGTTTTCTATATAGACAACTTCAATTCTGTGAATGAGGTTGACCGGCAGGTTCTTGAGCGCGCTTATCCGCAGTGGGTTTCTGACCCAGCAGGGGTACCGTTCAATTTTGTTCGACACCCGCGAAACGCCACTAAGTTCTTCCTCTACCCGCGCCCAATTCCAGGGCTCACTGCTACAGTAGAGTATGCTGTTGAGCCGGGGTATTACACAATCAACACCGCGATCCCGCACTTGAAGGATACCTATCTCGGCGTTGTGGTGGACGGCGTGGTTTGGCTTGCTTCTTCTATTGATGACGAGCATGTGAACTCTAATAGGGCCAAGCTGTTCTATGACTCGTTTGTGCAAGCGCTAGGTGTTGACTTGCAGCAGCAAGCTGTGCTGGATAACGAGCGACCGCCTGTTACAAGGGAGTCGAGATGACCTCGCGCGCATTTTCTACCTTGTCAGCAAAGGTGAGCGCCAGCGCTCCTGGGTGCCCGTACCCTGTTATTGTGCAGCATATACGTGATGCTGCTATTCGCGTGTGCGAGCGCGCATTGGTTTGGCGGTATGAGCAACCAGCGTTTACGCTCACCCCCGGCGTGTATCAGTATTCGTTTGCCAAGCCAGATGCCACACAAGTTCATACTGTGTTCCATGCTACGCTTGATGATTCCCCGCTAGAGATTTTAACCCTAGATGATGCTAGGAAAGTGTATCCAGCGTGGCCTATAACCCTTGCAGGGCCGGCGATTACCACTGATGGTTCGCAACCCATGTCAGTCGCGCAAGTCGATACTTACCGGTATGTTGTCCTACCAGCACCGGATGCAGGTCCGTACAGTTTGCGTATGATCTACGCACTGAAGCCGTCTCGTGACGCTGAGGAGATGGACCAGTATGTGTTTGATGAATACGAAACACCTATAATGCACCACGCGCTACAGGCTTTGCTGGTTATGCCCGGAACTGCGTGGTCTGATCGTGAGT